TTACAGTTTTTCACTTCTAACCCACTCTTCATAGACATGTTCTGGCCAGCCTAAAAACGTACCACCTTTTGTTTTTTGTGGTTTTGGGAATTCCTTTCTCTTTGCATACATTCTCCATAACGTAGTTTTGCTTTTCCCTGTCAATTGAACCATTTCTTTCATTTTTATATATTTTATTAGTGCTGACATATTTTCTCTCCACACTGTCCGTACACAGTTTTAATAGATATTAATTAATGCGGTGAGCAATTGATTATTTAGTTATAATATTTTTTATTAATATTACTTCTTGTGATAGTTCATTTAATGAACTACTTATTCTATTATATATTTCTTCCCTCTCTTTTTTCTCTCTTTTTTCTCTTTCTTCCCTCAGTTTTTTCTTTCTTTGTACTTCACGTTTTTTTATTTTATTTTGATTTATATAGTAAAAAAATGTATTAACAAAAAATAGAAATGAGAAAAATATAGTGTTCTCAAAATAATAAATTTTAAAAAAATCACTTACTATATTATTAGTTCCTTTATAAATTAACACCCCAGATATGATTATTATTGCTAGAGTTAATGCCCTTAAAATCACTTGAGATACGTAGTTAGTACGCCATATTGAAATATAATATATCAACATAGATGCGAGAAATATTGATAGGTTTATTATATCCACTTTATCAGAATACATAGCGTATATAATGAAAGTTGATATAAATAAAGCAAGCATAGTATCTATGAATTTATTGAATAATATAAGTGTTTTGTTAATCATATGTGATTCCAGAATAAATGTTAGCTATTATAGATGGTTGGATAGTGTATATTATCAAATGTTAATAATATTGCTCTTCTTTTTAAATTCAACAACTCATACACATGTTTTATTTTAATATTAGCGGATCGCCACCAATAAGATGGCGATTAATTAATAATTAAGCTGAAAATTTGCCAATGAATGTTTCGATTTCACTTTCATCGAATTCATCACAAAGCAGATTGCGAAACTCTTGAGCGATTTGCTCTTCAAGGTTTTCAAGTTGAACAATACGGAGCACTAAGGTAGGAACATCACCGCCAGTAAGTACGCTATAACGCAATTTAATGTTACGTTCTTTTAACTCGTCATACGGAGTGCAGGTGAACTGGAATGCTGTTGGCATAACATCTTTGCTTCTTGCTTCAACATTTTCTAATACTGAACGTTTGGCACTAAAATCGTGATCTTCATGTTCAGCAGAGCGTGTTGATTCAATCGTAATACGGCGAACAGCAGAAATAGCTTGTTTGATATCTAGAACATTACCGTTAGCATCGAACGCCATTAAATAATCACGCCAGTCTTCTAACCATTCCGCTAATTCTTTTTGACGATGTTTAACACCATCAATTTTTAATAGTGCTGCGAATGGGGCTGTTTGTTTTAATTTCACAAGAGCCGTATTATCAGCATGACCAGGCTCACCAATTGTGCCGATATTGAAAATAGTTTTGGCACTCATTTCATTGGCATCAATAAAGCAGCTAACACCTTCATCAATTGCATTCTTGATTGAGTATTTAACAAAATCACTGATGCTTGTTGTTTTCATTTCACCACGGAAACGGAAGCGACCTTCTTGTAAGTTTTCTAAACTACTTACTTTAAAGTCATTAGGAAGGACAATGGCAGGGCAAAGAGACTTCTCTATTGCATCGAGACTTAATGAAGCCACCGCCATATTTTGAATTTGCGAAATAGCATTACCGTCTAATTGAGACATGAATAAACTCCTACTTATTTAAAAGCATTAAATTAAATGGATAGGTTTAATTAAAAATAAGGAAACTAATTAACGGATTTTAATTTCCCGTCGGGCTGACCTTGCAAAGAAAATAATTGACCTTGGTCTTCTTGCATAATAGTCAACTTACCACCTTTACCCACGTACATTGGTGTTTTTGTGGTGTCTTCTTCAGCCCGTTTTCCGCGTGGTGTTGGTGCAGAGAATTTAAGTTTATGAGTTATTTCAACTCGTTTTTCTTCCATTGAATTACTAAGGCGAGCAATATCTAATTCAATAGTGACTTTGCCTTTTCCACCATTATTTAAAACGCCTAAAGCCACATCATTTAAAACAGCAGAGACTTTATTTTCAAAAACGCCAGCGTCCAATTCGGAAAGAAAGTCGGGAACATTTGTCTTACGATCTTCTTGGCTCATTTCTATAACCTCACGTTATCACTTCACACAATAAGAAAGGGCACTAGCTACAGTAGATACCTGATATGGACTGTCATGGATGAATGCCAGTACCCTTGTTTATTGAGTTAGTTTTAGTGATTGGTGGTAGGTGCTTATCTCCTACTTGTATGACTGGAATCGAACCAGCGACACATGATTTTTTCACCGCTCTACCATCTGAGCTACATACTCACAATCGGTACACCCAGCCTAGGAACCTGGTCACCCTCATGCCTAGCACATCAGCCTGTGCATTCACCAATCCTAAAACTAACTCTATAAAAATGGCTGACTGGGCAGAACATTATCACCGCACCCCCGTTAATGGTTTAAGACTCAGCCAGTCATTGTTTCTCTTCACACTTTAAATATTGTGCCTGATTATTTTCCCACCTCAGGCGGTGGTGGTTTCCTCTATTCCCCAACAGAAGGAAGCTTGCTATATTTCCTTTACCCCAACATTAAAAGGAAATACCTATGTCTATTTATTCAAATTTATGGGCCGATTTAAGTGATTCACTTTGTAATGCTCACAAACTAGAACCTTGTTATTTTAAAGATAACGATCCAAGATCACATTCTGTACGCAAGAAAGCCTATCTTTTATTTCTTATTGAAGTCGTTACTTACGAATATCGAAAAAATGAAATAAATATTTGGTTTAAACAGTCATTCACTAATACTTTAAAATCATTTATTTATAATAAAACTACATTACCACCTGACCAATTTTCTAAACTTACTGATAGCGAAAAAATTATAGTTTTGCAGGAACATCTCCTTGCATACCCTCTACCTGAAAAGGCTCGAAGTTTTCTAGAAAACCTAAAATCTCCTTTATCTTCTGATGATTTTGAAGTAGATCTCTCTCTAGGTTGGACCCTCGGTAGTGGATGGAAATATTTAAAGCATCAGTAGCTGCTTTGTTTGCTTCATCTGTAACATGGTAAAGTTCAGCTAATTGGAAGCTTACTAGATTCAGTCTATCTTTAAGCCGAACAAAGGGATAAAAGCCTTTAGATAAAATCTCGTGTAATTCAGCACCAGTAAAGTTGGCAGGATCAATATGAATTAAGCTTACATTGATTTTGCCACTGTCATTTTTACTCATTGAGTTATTCACGCCAATTTCTCCCCACACAATTGTTTCTCTTCACACGTTCTCTTCACACGTTCTCTTCACACATAAAAATCATTTTCTTTGGGTCTGAATAGCACTTTTATTTGCGTACTCTGCTATTTCAGCATCCAGTTTTGCTAGTTTATCCACCAGCTCTTCACGTCTTGCGTTTAACTCACCGATGACTTTGATAGACGATAGTTTCTCTTTCATCCAATCAACAACATCTGCATCAGTGAAATTGGCTGGCGGTATAATTACTGGTTCAGTTGTCATAAGTATTCTCTTCACACACTTTATTTCGCTTTAGAAATAGAATGCAACTAAAAGTAGATATTGTCAACAACTAAAAGTAGAAAGCAGGGGCGTAAAAAAACCAACTTTTAGTTGGTTTTAATGTTTATGCGAATTGTTTAAATGACATTGGTAGGCTTCTTATAAGCTTTCCATGAAAATAAACTTCATGTATTTCATGATCATCAATAAAAAATGGAGGGTAAAAATCATTATCTGATATTACAGCTAACTTCCTACCTTTAACGCGTTGCAATCGTTTAATAAAGGTAGAATCTTCAAAGTTAAAGATATAAATACCATCACCATTGAACTGATTTATTTTGGTATCTATAAAAAGTAAGTCTTTAGGGTTCAGTGTGGGAGTCATGCTATCACCATCCACATTGATGATCATTACGCCGTCTAGATTACTACGACCAAATAACTCATAAATACGTTCTTGTGGTATTTCTATTGATCTAACTACTTCTGGGAATGGATTATTAATATAGCCATTTCCTGCTGACGCAAAAGCCTCGATTTGTCTAACTGTGGCTGTATCTTTATTAAATTCGTTTTGAGGATCAGATTGTAGACCTACACCATAGTCAAGATATGCGGGGGTTGAAAAAACGGTTTTAGCAACTAATTCCATCTTATCATCTCTAGGTTTGGCTGTGCCTAATGTATATCGACGTGCCATTTCATAAGACACACCAACTTGTTCGGACAATTGCCGAATATCTACATTAACCTCTTTCATTCGCTGGGTTAGTCGTTTAGCGAAACTATCGTATTTATTATTTTCTACCATAAGTAGAATTCTATCCACCAATCTCACCCTTGTCATTTCTATTTTAAGTTGTTTTATTTGTCTACTTTAAGTAGTATTGGTGTATTACTTAAGGAGAGGCATCTATGCACCAAGAAAATTATACAGAAAAAGCAATTAGAACAATCGGAGTGCCATCTGCTGTATCTCGAATGTTTGGCTTTAATTCCCCTCAGTCAGTTTTTAACTGGATTAAAAATAACAAAGTACCAGCAGAGCGAGTGATTCAACTATGTGAATTAGGTGGTTGGGTTGTATCACCGCATCAACTACGACCTGATCTCTACCCAAATAAAACCGATGGTCTACCAAAACAATAACAAAACCGTTTAAAGCAGTTAACTACAAGAATTTATCAATGGTGGTAGGAAATGAGTAACCAATCAATAAAACAGGTAGTGAAAGAAATGTGTGAGGCAACAGCTGGTGGGCGTGAGGCAATGGCTGGTGCGCTTGGTCTGTCTTTAACATCGTTCAACAACAAGCTTTATGAGAAAAACGGTTGTCGTTCGTTTGATTTAAACGAGCTGTTAGCAATGCAGGATATCTCTAAAACCGTTTTGTTTGCTGAGTTTGTTGCTCGTGAATCAAATCGCTTGTTGGTGGATAGAGTCAATCCAGCTGAACTAGATACAACCGAGTTATTCACATTACGAAGCAATGTTGACGAAATGCAAGGGCGTTTAGCCTTATTGATGAAAGATAGTTTAGCTGATGGCGTTATTGATGGTGATGAAGAGCAAAAGATAAAAATGATGTTGGATGGATTAATTTCACAGACCCGCACATTTATGAATGCGTTTGTTTCGTTACATCAAAAGAGAAATTAAAGATGGCTATATCCAGAAAGGGTGAAGCCAAAGGTGTACGGCCTCTGGCTTCGGTTTGCAAATTTCAATTGTGTGAAGAGAAATTAGCATGAGTAGATTAGCGCATTTAATACCTAAAAAGCAATTTCGTTGTTTACCTGTCTCGGGTAGTCAGTCATTTCGCTATGTAGAAATCATAGCCTCTGACGAACAACCAGACAACTACAAGAAACCGGCACATTTGGTAGATAGACAATCGCTTAAAAAGGCATGGGCTGATTTTTATTTTTCAAGTGGAGAGCGGGGCAATGAACAATGA